TACTTGGAGGTGGTGGATCTGGATCTGAGTTAGTCCCAGTAACAGGTTTGATTACCTCTCTTGCTATACAAGATCAGGGTAGAAACTATACAGAGGAAGACGTAAATATCATCATTAGCGGTGGTGGTGGCCAAGGTGCTACTGGTGTTGCTAATGTTAACCAGTTTGGTGAAGTTTCAAAGATTACTTTAACTAATGAAGGTGAATTCTTTGAGACACCTCCTCTTATACAAATTATTAAAGGTGGTGGATCTGGTGCTACTGCTGAAGCATTCATTAATCTTGGTAAGATTACCAGTATAGATCTATTGACAGGTGGAGGTGGATATACCACTCCTCCAGAGATTATCTTTACTAGAGATACTAACCTGATTAGAGAAGCAAGAAATAGACAGTCTCTAAACTCTACTGTATATGATATAACTGGACTAACATCTAATGTTACGTCTAGCACTGGTACAATAACTGTGCAGACTACTGATCCTTATCCAGGTTCAGGTAAGTTATTGATAGGTAGAGAGATTGTAAGATACACAGGTAAAACTGCTAGATCTCTTGGTGATGATTATGATTCATTTACTGGTGTTGATAGAGGTGTTAACTTCCGTTTTGACCAGAAAGTTATCTTAGATAACCTACAGGATGATCCAAATACAGGACTAACTGCATATAGTTTCCAAGTAACTGACAAGGTTAGAAGGGTTATTGAATCATCTAATAACCGAGTTGCTATAGTATATGACTGGGATCCTGCTGAAAGAGCACTATATTTAACCTTTGAGGTTGATGAACTAGCGTTTATTGATGGTGGTAGATCTAATGAGAAGTCTAAGATTATAGCATTTGTTGCTGGTACTGCTGGAGCATCAGGTACTGGTATTGCACCTCACACATTAATAGAGTTTGAAGGTAATGATATCGTTGCATTCACCAATCCTTTAAGTCTTATTCTGAATAGAAAGTTTGAAGATGATGATGAATTGGACGGTGTAGGTGATGGAATTATCGATCTAATTAATACTGGTACTGAGTTTGAAAACCAGATTAACCTAGATGGTGGCATTGCCTCGTCTAAATATGGTATAGAGGAGACACTTGGTGGACAGAATACTACTCTATTCCAAGCAGGTGATCAGATATATGATGGTAATCCACAGTCTCTAGTAGCAACTATTCAGTCTGCTGGTGCTTTAGGTGATGGAGATACTCATACATCTACTGCATCTCTAGTTGTTGAATATATTAATAATAATACATTCACATCATCCGAGCAAGTGCAAGGTCAGACTTCAGGTATGACTGCTCATTCTACTGGTATCACCACAGGTCCTGTGATAGGTACCAATGAAGACTTGCATACATTAACCATAAAAGATATTGTTTCTCCAAACGGTACAACTTACCTTTGGACTGTGGGTGAAACATTACAAGGAAACACCTCTGGTGCGACTGCTAAGATATATTCAGTTGAATATACATCAGCCGTGCGAAATGAGGATGAATAACCCACATAAATAAAAAGAAGGCAATCGTTAACAATGGCGTTACTTACCGACCAATTTAGAATCTTTACTGCCGAAAGGTTTAGGAAAGCACTGGAAGGGCCAGATCCTACACAGTCAGACCTGTTAGCAGGTAGTGCTAGAGATCGCCTTTATGTGTTCATAGGCAGACCCCAACCTTGGGATAATGAGAATGCACCTCCAGACCCAGTAGATTCATTCCAAGAATTTGCGGATGACTATTCGGATATGATCTCCCTGAAGAGAGTGTTAGCAAATGACACTATTCAGGTTATCAGGCGTACCGACTGGATTCCCCCAGAGCAAACCACTGGTGGATTGGGTTATGTTTATGATATGTATCGCCATGATTACTCCTCGACTAAAACTGCATCATCGGGTGCGACTAAACTTTACGACGCTGATTTCTACGTTGTTAACTCATCGTATCAGACCTATAAATGCATTTACAACGGGACATCTCCTTCTGATCCTAACGGTAAACCTTCTACTGTTGAGCCCACAGGGACATCAACATCTATTATCACGACTGCTGATGGCTACCGTTGGAAGTATATGTACACGATCCCTGTTGGTCAAGTCCTAAAATTCTTCTCCAACGAGTACA